GCCGAACCTGTCAAAGAACGCTCCCACGCTGATGTGCCGGGCAGGCGTGGGTTGCGGCCCTGGGTCAGGCGCTGGGGGCGCAGCGAACGCTTGGCCGTCCCAGGCCCAGCCGACGCCAACAGTCTCCGGCGCAAGCTCGATGTGGTCCCAGTGCGCGCGGATCGTCTCCACGAAATCAGCGTCTGCAACGATGACTTGCTCGACACAGCCGCTTTTGATGAGTGCGTATTGCTTGATCATTCGTACCACCAGATCCTCACAAAGCCAGAGCCACCGGCTCCGCCCGCGAACGAGCCGCCAACTGCTCCACCGCCGCCGCCCCCACCGCCGCTGTTCGCCCGACCCGCTGTTCCGGCCCCACCGCCACCGTTGCCGCCGCCATGGCTACCCAGCCCCGGGATCAGCGATCCGCTACTGCCGCCAGCCCCACCTCCGCCGCCGCCACCGAATCCGTCAATGCCAGCGCCGCCCGATCCCGCGAGCACAATCCCTGCCGAATTAGCTGATCGGCCTCCAGCAGACCCATAAGTAGCAGCACCACCATTAGCTTGAGCATTTCCCGCCGTGGCGATAGAGAAATTGCCACCTGGCGACCCCGCCCCGCCACCACCACCCGCCGCATAGCCCGAAGCGCCACCGCCCGATGCGCCCACGCCTCCAGCGATTGGATTCGCAGGATCTCCATTTGCGCCAGCGCCACCGCCAGGAGCGGACAGTAGAGCCCCTATGCTTGATGCAGACCCCGCTGTCCCTGCTGCGCCGCCCGCTCCGATGGTGATCGTCTGAGCACTCGTGATGACAAGCGGACGGACGATGACCGCGCCACCACCCCCGCCGCCGCCAGCGCCTTGCCCAGACGAGCCAGTGCCACCACCCCCGCCGCCGCCAACGCACAGCACAAAGCACTGCCCGCCATTTAGACTAAGCAAAGCAGAGGGCGTAAAGAGGCCGGAAGTAGTGAAATCCTGAAAGCGCAACTTGCCGCCGCCGCTGCCGCTGCCGAAATACTCCGGAAAAATGCTCATGCTGCCTCCATAAATCCATCAGTTGCATTGACCCAGCGGCAAACCGCAGAGTCGTTTTGGGACAGCAGCTGCATTACGCCAGGACTGCGGCCCTTGAGCTTGTTTGTCTGCCAGTCGATGTTTGCGGATGTGATGCCGCGCGACATGCCGAAGCCGAACGTCTGGCCCGCACTGAAGTTCGTCGGAATCGTGAGTGTGATCCCGGCAGTCGCGAAGATGTAGTACACCCCCGGCACGGCAGTCGTGTTCGCCGTGATCACTTGAGTCGCCATCGAATTCGAGGCTCCAGGCGCGGCCACCCCAATCACCCAATCCGCCTTTGCGGCGGTCCCGGCGAACGTGTCAACTCCAATGACCAGAGCGCCGGTGCCTGGGTTGTAGCTCTGAACGTAGCCGCTCATTCGCGTAGCTGGATCGCTGGTGGACGTGGCCACCAGGTACATGCCCGCCACAAACGAGCGCGAGGGCTCCATGCTGAAGCTCTTGGCACCCGCGCCAGGCGTCACGCTCGTCGTGCTGCTGCCCTTGAGCTGGCCCGATGCGAATACCTCCGCCTGGTCGCGGTAGCCCTGAGCTGCGTCGCGGGCAGCAACAGAGGCATCTCGCGCGGCCTCCGATGCGAGCCGGGCTGTATTGGCATTGCCCGCCTGAGCGGTGGCAATGCCGGCCTGGGTGGAAGCTGTACTCGCACTGCCAGCAGCGGCGCCGGCCGAGCCGGATGCTGCGGACGCTGAGCCCGACGCCGCCGAGGCACTGCCAAGTGCCTCGCCCGCTTTTGCTGTCGCCGCAGCTGCAGCTGCTTCGGCCTGCTGCCTGGACCCATCACCCAACACAGCGTAAGCACGCGAGGCCAAAGCGCATTCTCGGGCAGCCGCGGCAATGGCATTCAGCCCGGACACGACGCCAGGCATACCCGTTCCTACGTCATATGCCATTTGGTTGAAATTCGGTGCGCCGAGGGCTGGGTACGGCGGCACAACAGGAGCCGGAGGGATATCCGGGATCACTGGATCTGTCATACGTTTCCTTTAATTTGTATCTCTGCTCGCGCAGTGGGGCCGCCCGTGGAGCGCACCGTGCCAGTGACTTTCCCGACCGTGGCCAGGTGCGAAAACTTGGCCATCTGTGACACTTCGACGGCGACGACTTTCCCCGCGATCTGGGTGAGCAGGGAATCCACGAACGGCGCCTGGTCGGCCTTGATCACGCAACTGAGGCTGATGTTTTTCGCCTTCCGCCCCTCGATGTCTTCGTAGGTTCCATCGGGGTAGTCCTTCGTGTAGCCGTAGTCCTTTGTTGCGACCTCCGCACCATCTTCGACAGCACTGATGTCGCCGCTGGGGGCCAGCAAGGTCTTCTGATTGCCGATGCTGATGTAGCCCACTGCCGCCTCAACGGTCGCGTTGTTGCGGCGGGCCGTGATCTTGATGCGCGCATCCGGATGTATGGGCAGGCCTTTGAGCGTGTAGTGCGTGCCGCGCTGCAGGTCGCCGAACAGGTACTCGAATTCCCCGTATGCCTGCTGCCAGAGGTCAACGCTGATCGGGGGAATCAGGTTTGCGCCTCCAGGGCCAGCAGTCACGGTGATATCAAGCCCATCAGCCTCCAGGCCGTACAGCACAACGCCATCAACGAAAACGCCCTTCAGCTCGTAAGTGAGCGAGTGAAGGGCGCGAGCCTTGGTGAAGAGGTATTGATCAAATGGGCACCAGCGATTCGTTGGCTCTTTGAACAGCCATTCGGCCGGAATCTTGTCCGGCGTCATCGCGGTGCCCGTGTGATCTTTCACGCACTGATAGATCTTCCTTTCGTACACGCGGCGGTCGCCCACCTTGTAGTTACCGGAGCCGACCCACGCCACCTCGCCCCGGGCTGCATCCAGCTCGGGAATCGACGTGGCGGGGCCGAAAGAATCCGGCGTGATCGCTTTCGGCAAAAGAATGTTCATACCTGTGCAACCCTCAAAACGCCCTGCTCTGCCACCGTGTCGAACTGCTCAGCCATTAGCGGCATGCCCGCTGTGTTCCGCTCCAGTGCAGCGATCTGGCCGCGCATCAGCCGGTTCTCGGCGACCAGTTGCTCGACCAACGACTCCAGGCGCGAATTACCCCCGGCACCGCTGAGCAGCGCCTGCGTCTGCGCCGAGGACCAGTACCGGGCAGGGCCCGTGACCTCCAGCTCCGGGCCTCGCTCGCCCACCATGCGCAGGCCGCCCGCAAACATGCCGCCCGCTTCAAAGCGCGGGATGCCGTTGCGGTCCAGCGCGGCCAACACATCGGCTTCGGAAAAGCCGTAGAGGTACGCGAGGTCCTTTGCAGTGCCGCCTGCAGCGCGGAAGTCGTCGGCCAGGCCTGCGAAATCGCCAGTGCCACGGTACTTCTCGAACGTCGGAGCGAGGCTGTCGAGACGCTTTTCGTAGTCCGGCGCGGCGTAGTCATAGATGACCGCACCACCTCCCAAGATCGCCGTGGGCGTCTTGTACTTGCCGCTGTTCGCCGGCTGGAACCCGCCGCCGCCACCCCCACCCCAATCTGGCGTCGGCGTCTTGCCCGACCCTGATCCGCCACCCGCTGCAGGCGGTTTTTCAGGGAACAGCAGTGCCTCCAACGCCTTGATCGCAGCTTCCACGCTGAGCGTCGCATCGATCTGGGCCTTGTTGCCGTCGAGCAGATCCCGCCAATAGCCGAGCGTCTTGTCGAGGCGCTCAAGCTGCTCTTGCGAGTTCTTGAGCTGCCGCTCTTCGACGCTCAGTTGCGCATCACCCTTGTCTGCCAGCTCGGTGAGTTGGCCGGCGAGGATCAACGCATCGCGCTCCTTCTCGAACTGCGTCGCGTAGCGGCCCGAGTTGATGCCGACCCGGGCAGCTCCGATGGCGTCGGTCAGGCCGGCGTAGTCGGTGAGCTTTCGCCCGCCGCGCACACCGGACAGTGCGTCCTCGATGTAGACCATCCCCTGGGCGGCCAGCATCTGCTGCGTGGCGTCCAGCGAGCCGTACAGGTCGCGCGCATTGCTGCGCAGCGTGCTCAGTGCACTCGACAGGCTGCTTATGGCCTCCTGCGATGCGCTGGCCACGTCCTGCCAATACTTCTGCTCCCGCTGGATCGCGGCTTCAAAGTTCGCGTATGCAGCCTCCTTGGCCTTCTTGCGCGACTCCTCAAGGGCCTTTACCGCCTCGTCCGCTGCGGTCTTGGCTGCCTCGGCGGCCGTCTCTGCCGACTTCTGGGCGTAGTCCGCCGCCACCCCGAACAGCTGCGCCAGGGCCAGCAGCTTGGCTGCCAGCTCGGTGTTGCCAGAGGCGAGCGCATCCTCGATCAGCTTCCTGAACTTTTTCTTGGCTTCTTCGCCGCCAGCAGGATCGATGTCCACGACGCCCAGCTTTTTCAGCTGGTCTCGAACCTGGCGCTGCAGGATCTCCGCGCGCTCGGCCTCGGAATAGAACCCGGCATAGAAGGCGTTGACATTGGATGCCAGCGCTTCCAGGCCGCCGCTGAGCTTGAGCAGCTCGGTCTGAGCTTTCTCCGAGATGCCGGCAAAGCCGGTCATCGTGTCGCCCCAGCCCTTGAATGCCGCATCGATGGCCGCGATCTTGAGCAGCGCCTGGTTGAGGCCTTCCACTGTCACGTTGTCGCCCAGAGCATCAAGCTCATCGCGCATCCAGCCCGGTATGTCCCCCTTCTTGATCTCGTTGACCAACTCGCCGCCCATGTCGGCGACAAACTGCGCCCAGGCCTTCTCCGGGTCCCTGCCCATGTCCCGGTTTTTGTACTTCTTCAGCACTTCGCCCGTGACTTTGTCCAGGATCTGGAAGTAGCCATACACGCCTTCATCCGCATACTTGGGGTTCGTCGAAAACCCGGCCGCGATGTCGATCTCTCGCGCGCCACCCCCGCCGATCTTGGCCAGGGCCTTGTACATCTCAAGCATGCCGTTGACGGTCTTTTGCAGCTGCTTGTCGAGCGCCTCGTTCTTGCGCGTGGTGAAGTCGCCGAGGGTGTTGCCCCAAGCATCTGTGCCAAGCACTTGCTTGACAGCCAGGTCGCGGTCCGTCGTCGCTGTGGACGCCACGCCGCCCGAGTGATTCGGGCCGCGCGAGCTGCCGCCGAACAGCTTCTTGATCAGCGAGAACCCAGCGACTGCAATGCCGATCATTGGCAATGCCGCGCCAAGGAGCTGCATACCGCCAGCCAGCAGCTCGCCGCCCATCATCATCTCGATGCCGCCTGACAGCGCCGGCATTCCACCAGCCAGGCCGGCGCCGAAGTTCGTGCCGGCAAACAGGCCCGAAGACCCAAGCATATTGAGCCCGGGAATGCCCCCGCCAATGCCTCCACCAGCCCCGCCTGCACCGCCTATGCCACCCAGCCCACCGCCGCCCTGGACCCCGATGAGCGATGCCACAACCTGCACCACGAACGGGCGCAGGAACATCTTGTAGATCTGGTCCGCCACAGTCGTTTTGAACGTGGTGGTCAGGCTCTTCGTGAAGCTGTCCCAGCCGTCGCGCCCGTTGTTGAGCATGTCGGCGAAGCCCTTGCGGAAGATCTCGTCGTACTGCTCGACCTGCTTGGTGACGTACTCCTCCTGGATCCTGAGCAGCGACGTCTGCGTGTTGACCTCGGCCTTCTCGCGGGCCTTCTGACGCAGCGTCTCGCGCTTCTTTTCGTTCTCGTCCTTGTCGTCGCTGTAGATCGTGCGGTCGATCTCCGCAAGCTCCTTGGCGAGCTCCAGTTCGATGCGGCGCTGCGCGATGATCTTCTTGCGTTGCACCTCATCGGCGCCCAGCAGCGACAGGCCCTCTTTCTGGATCGCCAGCTCATCCTTCGATGTCTGCAGCGACTTCGTGAGACGGTCGTCCATCTGCTTGTAGTCGGCCTGCTGCAGAGCGGCCGTGTAGCGCTTCTGGGCGGCGATCTTGGCCTCCAGGCTGGCGATGTACTTCGGATCGAAGCTGTCGCTGCCCTGGGCCTCGGCCATCTGCTGCTCAAGCGTGGCGAGCGTCATGCGCTCGATCTCGGTGCGACCCTTGCCGAAGACGGCGTTGGCAGCCTCCTGCTCACGCGCACGCTCGGTGATCGAATCAGCGGCCTTGAAGTTGCCAGCGATGAGGGCTTCTTGGGCCTTCATCGACTTCTCCAGGCCGTCATTGCTTCGCAGCTGCACGCCCAGTGCATCGGCCAGGGCCTTGGCCTCTTCCAGTTTGGCCCGGGTCTTCGCGTTGGTCGCCTTCTCGATCTGGGCCGACAGCTTGAGCGACTCGCGCTCCCCAGCATTGAGATCAGCGGCGGCCACGCCCAGCGTCAGGAGCTGTTCGCGGTACTGCTTGGCGGCGGCGAGCTGGCCTTCCAGGTTCGCCAGTTGGTTGTCCGAGATGCTGACGCCGCCCGAGCCCTTCTCGGTGTAACGCTTGTTGATGCCTTCGACGGTATTTTTGTAGCGCGCCTCCAGATCTGCCAACTTCGATGCCATCAACTCGGGGTTCTTGGCATAGGCTTTCTCCGTCTGCTCAACGGACGTGTTGTATTTGTTCTGGGCAATCGTCAGCTCTTGTTTGCGCCGGACTTCCTTAGTCGCAAACTGACCCGCAACCTGGTCGAACTCCTGCATTGCATCGACGTACTCCTTGTTGGCGGCCTGAGTCTCGGCAATGGACTTGCCAGCAGCGCCAGCGAAGGCCAGGAAATCGGAGGCCTGTTGAATTCGCCTCTTGAGATCCTCTACGCCCTTGTCGTAGCTCTCCCGCATACCGGGGGCATCGTTCTTCGGGCCGGCAGCGATTTTGGCCGTGAGTTCGCCCTGAAGCCTTTGCAGCTCCTTCGCCGCCTGATCACTGGGCGAGGTCTGGCGACCAACGCCGAGGATGGCATCCCACATCTTCTTCGCGCCGCCCGTCACGATCTGGACCGCGCGCTCGATGTAGCCCAGGTTCTGGGTCAGCTCATCTGCGCCGGTCTTCATCGCGTCTGCGTAGGCTTTCTGAGCCACAGCCGCAGCCTCGGCAGTCTTGCCCTGCTTCTCCAGCGCCTTGATCTGGTCATAGACACTCGCCGTCAGGTAGTTCATCTGCTCGTTCAAGGCGAGCGATGCCTGCAGCGGATCCTTGGCCAGGTCCGCAAACTGCTTGGCCGTCTCGCTGACGGCTTGGCCCGTGGTCTTTTCCCAAGCCAGAGCGATGGCCGTGAAGTCCTTCAGCTGGTCGGACGCGACCTTGCTGTAACGGGCCATCTCGGCAAGGCCTGCAGCTGCGGCGCCTTGGGTGCCCGATGTGCTGGCGATGGCGCGAGCCATGGCATTCAGCTCATCGACGGTGGTGCCGGCCTGGTTGCCGCTCAGCACAAGGGAGCGGCGGAAGTTGTCCGACTCCTTGCTGCCTTGATAATACGCGACGCCGAGCGTTGCGGCGGCAGCAGCAGCCACGGTGAAGGGATTCACCAAGCCGACCACGTAGCCAGCCATGCCGCGCGCAGCCGCGCCAGCACCGCCAAACATGTCTTTCAACTGGCCGCCCTGTTGCAGCAGCACCGTCAGCGGGGCCTGGCCAGACTGGAGCGACACAACGATGTCCGTGAACTGCGCCGGCACCATCCGCATCGCTGCGGCGGTCTGCGCAGCCGACACGCCCACCTTGCCCATGCCGGCCTCGGTCTCGCGCAGCTTGGCGATGTACGGCGCCGCCTGGCTGGCGACACCCAGCTGCGCAGCCTGCAGCTCCAGCAGCTCGGATTTCGTCTTGCCCAGGGCTTGGGTCTGCGAGCGCAGGGACTCCAGGAAAGACGATTGCCCAGCGTCACGGGCCTGCTGAGCCTTGAACGATGCGAGCGCGTCCTCAGCCTCGCGCAGCTTGGCGACCAGCGGGTTCAGCTTGGTCGCGTCGAGGCCACGCATCTCGATCTTCTGCTCGAATGCGCGGCTCAGGCTCTCACCCGCCTGCGCTGCGATCTTGGCCTTTTCCGTCGCGCGGGTCAGCGCCTGGGCCATGGCGCTTTCGGCCCGGCCCATCTTCTGGGCGGCTTCATCGGCGCCATCGCCGATCCCCTTCACGCCCTTGGCGGCCTGCTCGCCGGATTTGGCGACGGACGCAGCCATATCGGCCGCGCCAGTCTTGATGTTCTGAAAGGTGGTCTTGGTGTCGTCTTCCGCAGAAACCACGAAGCCAATCTTGCGGTTTTGTTCTTCCATGTGACCCCCAAACAAAAAGGCCCGCCGAAGCGAGCCTTTTTCCTGCCGAACAATGCCGGTCTAGTAACGAATATCGAACCTACTCACAGTAGAGTTCAACGAACTTTCTATCAACGGCATCCGAGCCTATTTCCGCCCTGCCATTGGCAGCGGATGCGAATGGCTTATAGCCAGCGAATCCGCCCATTTCATTCTTTGCATTCACTTCTCCGCAGAGGATGGTTCCTTCCAAGGTGAATCCAGCCTTCCGCACCAATCTCTCGTTGCGAAACTGCGCAGAATCAGGATCCTTCAGTTCGGCCAGGACGGGTTTTCTGTGCTGGTGAACCAGATAGCTGCCGTACATGTAAATGCAGGCCCCCAGCACTAGCAGAACCAACAGGCCGACAGACAAGACTTTGCGCATATACCCTCGCTTGAAAATTGAAGGGCATGCTACCGCATCACCTTTTCTGTGGGATGTTGACCACGGCCATCTCCATCCGCCGCACGTCGGCGAACAGTTCGTCCCAGAGCTCCTGGTCGCCCTGCGCCACGCGGTCAAGCAGCGGATAGACCGCCTCATACCGCAGGCCTATGCGCCCGCCGCCGCCCATTCCCACAACCCAGGCCCATTGCGTCTGCAGGCCGACGAACAGCGCCAGCGACTCGGCGTTCTCGGGCCAGGCCTCCACTGGGTCTTCCCAGTAGTCTTCTGGCTCGCAGCCTTCTGCGACCTCGGGGTCGGGGGTGAAATAGGCGACGGTGGCGCTCAGGAGTTTTTTACGCGGCCATCCACCAGGGCGGCGCGGTAGGCTTCCCAGAACGCGGCGGCGGCGTTGGGCTCTTCATTGAACAGCTGCACCAGGGCCGCCTTGTTGAGTTCGATTTCCAGCGGCCAGCCGGTCAGGTACTTGAGGGTGCGTTCGGCGCTGAATTCGAGGCCACGGTCTGCCAGGCTGGCAAAGCTGAATTTCTCGCCGTCCACCGGCTGGGGCGCCTGGGCGTCGGACACCTCGTCCCAGAGGGCGCCGAACTCCTTGCGCGTGCGATATTTGAACTGGCAATCCATCTCGAGCACGGCGCCCGTGATGCGCACGAAAGAGACGGGCGCGGTGATGGTCTCGGGGCGGTCGCCGAAGATGAATGCGGGGGGCTTCTGCTTGCCGGCTTGGTCTGCAGCGGTGGAAACAGCGGTCTTGGTTTGAGCGGCCATGGAGTGATCCTTTCAGCGGATGGGGAAAGAGAAAGCCCGTGCGCAGCCGCCCGCCCCGCTGAAAGGAGCGAAGCGGCTGCGTCGGTGCATGGGGTGAACGCCTTAGCTGGTGGCGTAGCGGGTGGAGCGGCCCTTGCCGGAGAAGTCGCACTTCACGCGGTTGACCTGGCCTTCTTGCATCAGCACCTCATCGTTGAGTGCCACGGTGCAGGCCAGGTAGCTTGTCGCGCCGTTGCGCATGGTCAGGCGCTGGATCGTGTCGGCGCCGCTGGCAGAGAGGTCTTCCAGGGCGGCGTAGCCGGGCGTCTCAATGGCGTCGGCGTCGATTTCCAGAGTGCGCGACACGGGCGAGAAACCATCGTTGATCTCCTGCTCGTTCTCGCTCTCCAGGTAGCGGTACGTGACTTTCTTGGGGTCGCCGCCGCTGGTGTTGTTGTTCAGGATCTGCACCACGTCCACCCAGGTCAGGGCCTTCTGGAACGCTCCAGCACCGCTCCCGGGAGTGAACAGACTGGTGTTGGTGGTGTTGGCCTTGCGACCCTCAAGCGTGAAGGTGTCGGTCGTCGGCACAGCCTTCACACGGAACACCAGGCCATTCAGCCGGCCCCAGCCAGACGTGATGATCACGATGTTGCCGACGGCCAGGCCGTGTGCCGCTGCAGTGCAGACCGCCTCGGTCGCGTTGGTGATCGCGGTGATGGGCACCTTGGCGCCGATGGAAGTGGCCACGGCGATGCGCGAGCCGGTAGGGAGAGATGCCATGTTGTGGCCCTTTCAAAAGCAGAAAACCCGCCGAAGCGGGTTGATGGAGTGCCCTCGCGGGCGGGAGACCGCCAAGGCGGTGGAACTGGTCAGGCGGCCTATCGGGCGCCCAGAATGGAAAAGGTCTGCAGGTAGCCAGAAACAACCCCTGCATCGTCATAGGCGCCGATGGGGTCGCCGTGCGGGCGCGCCGTGAACGCCGCGGCAGCGCAGAGCCGCTCCTCGATGCGCTGGATCAGCGCAAAGGCCTGCTGCGGCGTGGCGGCCCAGGTGTTGATCTGGATGAGCGGCTTGCGCTTGTCGGCCGGCGCGTTGTCCGTGTAGCGCAGCACGTCGCCGCCGATGTGCTGCCAGGTCACATAGGGCATGGCCGTGCCGTAGGGAGCCGTGCCCACCACCACGCGCGGGCACTCGGCCAGCAGCTCGGTCATCAGGTCGGTCTCAAGCGCCATGGTATGGACCCTTCTCGAATAGCCTGCGCCATAGCTCGGCCTCAGCGGCCTTCTGCGCTTCAGGCACGGCACTTTCCGCGCTGCGTATGAAGGCCTTGCCCGGCACCTGAATCGGCGTCGGCAGGGTCACGTAGTACGCATCCTTCTGCGCCCGGCTCGCGTGCCGGCCCGGCGGCTTCTTGCCATCCATCCCGGGGCGCACCATTGGTCGCACTCGGCCGTCATTGCCCTGGTAGTAGCGATAGCGCTGCAGGTAGCCCCATTCCAACAAGTGGCCATGGGGAGCGGTGATGTGGTTCCAGCTGACGTGGTACTCGGCGCGCCGGCCATCGACCGACTTCTCGGGGCTGAAGGCCTGGTAGATCGAGCGGTCCAGGTTGCCCGTGGAGCGGCCCAGCGCACGCACGTTGATCTTGACCCGCTCGTACAGCACCTGAGCGCCCACCTGGGCAACTGGCCGAATAGCCTCATGCACATCGTCGCCCAGGTCCGCCAGCAGGCTGTCCAGCGCGCCCAGGTCCACCGCCATGCCGAACGTCTTGTTGCCCTCCAGGGCCTGCTTGCGCAGATCGCGCCGGCTGGCCATGGCCGTCAGCCCTTGAACGGCACAGCGTCGGCACGCGCGGCGCGGGCCTCGGCAACTCGCTCAGGGTCCGCGTTCATCCAGCCCGCATTTGCCGCAGCCACGTCAGCGGGCACGTCGTCAATCAGCAGGCCGGCGATGTAGCCGTAGGGGCCGATGGTGCCGGGCCTGGTCGTCAGCACCGTGCGCGGCCCGCCGTCGTCGGCCTGCGCAGCGCGCGGCGCCCGCGGTGCGCGCGGTGTCCGTGGTTTGGTCATTGGGTCGGTCCTTTCACAAGCTCGCACACCAGGTCGATGTACTCGCGGGTTGGCCCAGGCAGCACTGCCTTGAGCTCGTAGATCTGGCCGTCGAATAGCACGCGCATTCCGGCGTCCACGCCTGCTCGGCGCCGGATCCGGATGCTCGCGCGGACGATGGACACCTCAGCGTCTGCCTTGATCGTTCCCAGGCCAGACTTGTGCAGCACGCTGGCGGCGATGCGGCCCGTGGAGATGTTCTCCCAGCCTTCGGGCAGCGGAGTGCACCATTCATCCGCGCCGCCTGTCTTGCGCTGAATGTGGATGCGGTCTCGAAGGGTGCCGGCTTTCATCCGTAGGCCCTCAGCGGGTCGAGCAGCAGCTGCGCCACAGGCGGCGGATCCAGCAGCTCGCGGTTTTCGTACAGGGCGCCCAGAGTGAGCAACGCAGCGGACGCGAAGAGGTCATCCAGCACCACGCCGCGGCGCGTGCGCTTGGCGTCAGCTTGGGCATCCTCGTAGGCCTCCTGGGCCGCGCTGATGGCCGCCGAGCGCTCGATGGCGTTGGGCAGCTGATTGGCCAGCGCCAGCGCGGCCTCGTAGGCAGCGGTGGCCGCCGAGAGGGATGCAGGCGCGGCCTGGATAGCGGCATCGAGGGCAGCCTGGTCGGCGTACACGTTGCGGCGTATCCAGGCCATGGACAGGCGCTCAGCTGCCACCAACTGCGCGGAGATGAGCGCATCCTCGTCGTCCACGTCCACCCGCAAATGCAGCTTGGCGCGGTCGATGTCGATCAGGCTCATTGCTGTTCGCCGTCCAGCAGCGCCGCCAGCTCATCCTTCTTCGCGCCTTCGGGGAAGGCGATGCCCTTGGCGGCCAGTGCCGTCTTGAGGTCGTCCACCTTCATGCCCGCCGACGGCTTGCCCTGCGGCGCCTTGCCGTCGTCTTCGTCCGCCCATCCCTCGGCCTTGGACACACGGATCAGATCCTCATCCTCCGTGTCGATGATGCTGCCGGACTCGAAACGCTCGACCTGCACGCCACGGTGCGCCCAGTCGAACGCCTTGATCACTTTCAGTTGCATGGTGCTCTCCAATGAAAAGAGCCCCGGGCGGGGCTCTTGTTGCCGTTCACAGGATCAGGCCGAGATCTTCAGCAGCTTGATCGCCTGGGTGTTGCGCAGCTTGCCGCCCACGCGCTTGCGCACGTAGAACTTGACGAAGCCGGGCGTCGTAATCTCGTCGCGGGTGATGCGCATGCCCACACGGTCGGCGATCAGATAGCCCTCCTTGAAGTCGCCGAACGCCAGGGGGAATGCGTTGGCGGCCACGCCCGGCATGTCCTCGGCCTCGGCAATGCCGTAGCCCAGGAACGTCGCGGGCTGGCCCGCCTGCAGGGACGGCTGCCAGAGGTACTGGCCCTGGGCGTCCTTGTACTTGCGCAGCGCGGCCTGCACCAGGCGGTTCGTCACCCACTTGGCATTCGTGCGGTAGCGGGCACGCAGCGCGTAGACCAGATCCAGGAACACGTCCGGGCTCGTGGGCAGCGCAGCGGCCTGGCCCGAGGCGATGAACTGCAGCGTGCCGAAAGCGCGGGTTTTGTCGTCCGTGGCCACGGGCGCAGGCCCCGCCAGGAAGCCGGTGGGCTTCTTGGTGCCGTTGCCGAGCACGAAGGCCGTGCCCTCGCCCTGGGCGATGGCTTCGGAGGCGCTGGAGATCAGCCAATCCTCGACGTTGAAGAACATGTCGTCCAGCGACTCTTCCGACGCCTGGGGCTTGGCCGAGGCCATGCCGAAGGTGGGAATCACCTCGGCCAGGTCGGGCGTGTTGGTCTGGCTGCGGGTGTCGGTCTCGCCCACCCACTCGAAGCCGGCGCCACCGATGTCGAACAGCTCTTTGTAATCGGTGCTACCCACAGTGCGCACCGTGGCGATCTGACGGATGGGGCTGATTTCCAGGCCCAGGCGGGCGATCTGGCGCTCGATGATCTCGGGCACCGCGAAGCCGCCAGCCGAGCCGGTGGTCGTGGTGGTCTGCGTGGCGCGGGTTTCCCAGCCGTCGTCATCATTGCCCTCGACGCGCAGCGACTTCTTCAGCTCGCGGGCGCGCTGCTGCAGGGCGGTGCGGCGCTCGGGGTCGCCGGGGTTGCGCATCCAGCCCATGAATGCGTTGCGGTATTCGGCCGCTTCCCTGGTCTCGCCTTCCTGGCGGGCCGGGTCCATGGCGCCGGGGCGGGAAAGCTTGGTCTCCATCTTCTCCAGCTTGGACTTGACCTCGCCCAGGGTCTCGATGTGGCCATCGATCTGCGAGAGTTTGGCGTCGAGCTCGGCCGTGCCCTTGCCGGCCTTGATGGCTTCGATGCGGGCATCGTTGGTCTTCTTGTATTCCTCGAAGGCCGTGGCGATCTTGTCCAGAGCGTCGGAGACGGTCTTGATGGTGGGATCGTCGCGGCGCTCGTAGACGGCCAGCGCGCCGGCCTTGGCCTGGAACGCGGACATGTGCAGGGCCATGATGGCCAGAATGGTTTTCTTCATGGTGATCTTTCTTCAGGATTGGAGAGACAAGAGCAGCCGGTCAGCTGCTCGCATTGCCGCAGCGGTCGAATCAGCGGACTCTCTCCGCGCTTCTCCCATCCGCATGACGCGCGACACAAAGGCCGTCGCGTCGGATTTGCTGAAACCTGCATCTCGCAGGAGTCGCTCAGCATCTTTGGGGACGGCCAGGTCGTCGGCCGCCTTCACATTGGTCACACGGGCCTTGCCGTTGGCGGGGAAGGTCACCAACGAGACCTCCCACAGGTCCAGCTCCGTGAGCGTGCGCACGTCGGTGTCGCGGTCGTAGGTCCATTGCTTGGACACGAAGCCGATGGACAGGCCGTTGAGGGCGCCGAGCTTGAGCAGCGCATGAGCCTCCTTGCCCAGGACGGTCTCCAGCGCCAGCTGCCCCTTGATGCGCAAGCCCTTGCTGTCCTCGACCATCTCGGTCCAGATGCCGATGGGCTTGGCGCCGTCGTGCTGCCAGAGCATCGCGGGCATGGTGCCGACCGCCTTGTGCGCGGCCAGGCTGCCCTTGAAGGCGCCCGGGGCGATCACATCGTCGTAGGAGTCGCGCTCCCCGAACACGGAGCCATAGCCCTCGACCGTGCCGTCGTCGCCCGTGGCCTTGATCTGCAGCGCATAGGAGCGCACCTCGCGGCCGCCAGGGCCGTCCTTGCGCTCAAGGCGCTGGCTTGTCTTGTTCTTCATCGTCGCTCCCTTGCTTGCCGGTGCTCATGTTGAGCGGCGTCAGCGGTTCATCGAGGCCTGGCAGGGGATCCTTGCCATCCTCGTCGCGGATCTCGTTGCGGGTCCAGATGCCGGTCTCTGCCATGGTCCGCGCCCACATTGCGCGGTCCTTCAGGGAGCCGGCCACCATGTAACGGGTGTCGAAATCGACAAACAGCGGGCCGGAGCCGTCGAGCAGTGTTTCGTCCAGGCGGTCGCGCCAGGCCTTGTGCCAGGGCGCCAGCGTGTGGATCCGGTGGGCCGCGAAAAAGGCCTCGGAGCTGGCGAACGTGCTGGTCTTGTCGGAGTGCCCGACCATGATGGGAAACACGCCGTAGCCCCGGCAGATCTCCTCAACCTGCAGGCGCCGCGTCTCGACGTGCTGCGCGTCAACGCCGCTCACCGTGGTGCTCACCCACTTGGCATCGCGGTCCAGCACCAGGGGCGTGCCGGCGTTCTCGGGGCCGCCCTGGTCCTTCACCCACTTGCTGAGCCGCGTGTGCTGCTCTTCTGTCAGGCTGCCCGTCACGGTGTAGGTGCCGCTGGGCCGCAGGCCGTTGGCATGCATGGACGACTGGCTACGCTCGGTGGCGATGGCCAGGCCAATGGCGGATCGCGCCAGCGCCACGGCGTTGATGCTCTTGGCCCAGTTCCACTGCAGGCCGTTGAGCACGAAGACCTCATCGGCCGAGAAGTCGCCGATCATCCCGAACTCATCCCAGCAGCGATAGCGCAACTCGTACCGGCTGACCTTGCGCACGTCCCATTGCCCCGGCTCCACAGGGATCAGCTCCCGCATGCGCCCGTTGTCGCCCCGCACCTTGATGGACAGGCCGGCGCCGGTCAGGGCGGCATGGACGGTCATCATCCGGCGCCACTCGAAAGAGGTCTGCCACTCGTTCGGGCGGCGGGCCAGCAGCCGGTACTCCGGAATGTTGAGCGCCTTTTCGCTGGTGCCGTCCTTTTTCTCGCGGTAGACGTGCAGGTCTGGCGTGGCGCAGCCGTCGGCCAGCACCTTGACGCAGGCCAGCACGGTCGAGACCTGCAGGGCCGTCTTGTCGGTCACGGTCACGCCAGCCACGCGGCTCGCGCCCACGCCGTCGATCAGGTTGGCGATCTGGTCGTAGGTCAGTTCCTTGGCCCGTCGCTCCAGGCCTCGCGTCAACAGCCCCATTACTTCGCCCCCCGTGCCATCAGCACCCCGCCAGCGATGAGCAAGGCCCCGCCAGCAATGAATCCGGCCGGCGCATAGATCAGCCAGGCCCCGTATGAGATCGCAGCAGCCCCACCCAGCAGCAGGCCGTCTGGGGCAGCGCTGACCAAAGACGTGCGCGCCGCAGCCGCGCCGCGCTGCAGCGTTTGTAGAAATTGGTTCATCACTTGTCCCAGAAAGAGCGGCCGGCGCTCGCCGGCACCATGCTCATGAGTTGTACGGCGTTGAACAGCGCCATCAGCGGATCGATCTTTGCGGCACCGGTGCCTGAACTGCTGGCCTGCTTGGTGATCAACATGGCGTTGCCCTTGGGCTCCACCTTCGCGTTGCTGACGCACCAGGCCATGAGCGGCTGGCCGCAGTGCTTGAGTACACCCTCAGCCAGCTTGCGCTCGGCAGTCTTGATCGCTCCACCCAGCTTCCATCCCTGGCTGATACCGATGATCTTGTCCTGAGGCACGCCAGCAGCCACCAGGGCCTCCAGCACGCCGCCGACGCCCGCAGGGTCGATGCCCACCCGATCCAGCAGGCCGGCCTGCTCGACCTCGGCCACGATGGAGGCCAACTCCTCCATGTCATCGCCGATGCGCTCGACCAGCACCAGGTCGCCGTCCTTCACGAAGTCCAGCAACCGCGGCGCGATCTCCTTGCGCCGCTCCAGCACCGAAGGATGAGCCCAGGCCCTGCACCAGGCGAGCCAGCGGCCAGTCTCCTTGCAACGCCCCACCAGTGCGAAGCCAAGCAAGTCATCCAGCCCGCCGCCGTCGATGCCGGTCGTGATGACCTCGCAGCGTGCCAGCAGCTCCTGTAACGTGACTCGCTCGACAGCGCCGGCCCAGAAGTCGGCGCCGGCCCAGCGGTCGGCCCGCAGGTTCATGCCGATCTCGACATTCAGGTGCTTGGCCAGGAAGCGCTGGAATCCGCCGTCGCGCTCCGGCGAGCGCTTGCTCATCTCGTCCTGCAGCCACTCCAGGCTCACCGAACGCCCCATGTTGGGGTTGGTGATGTAGAAGTTCTCGCTGAGCAGGTAAGCCTTGCTCTCCAGCATGGCCTTGGGGAACTCATACAGGATGCCGAGCACCTTCGGGTTGTGAACGATGCCATCGCGCACGTCGCGCCAGTAATCGAGCTTCTTCTTGAACTCGCCTGCCGGCGCATCGTCGGACTGCGTGGTCAAGAAGATCACCCAGCCCTCTTCCCGCGACACCTGGCCACCCAGGGCCTCCTGGAACATCGCACTGGCATTGGCTCGCTTGCCGAACAGCCAGAGCTCATCCACCAACACCCGACCGGCCTTCTTGCCCGACACGGTGTCGGTATCGGCGGCCACCACCTTCAAGGTGTTGCGGTTCACGCGGTGCGTGATCGTTCGGATGTGGTCCTGGATGTGGAACAAGGCCGAAAGCTCTTCGTCCGCCCGCACCATGCTGGCCGCTGGCTTGAACGAGTTGTCCGCGACCTCCTTTGTTGGGGCGAGGATCAAATGCTCCTCGTCCTCACGCCAGCACAGGATCAGCGCGGTCAGCATGATGCCGGCCGCGATGGTCGATTTCGTGTTCTTCTTGCTGATCAGCAGGCCGTATTCACGAATCAGCTGCTGGCCCGTTTCCGCGTCGTAGGCGCCGAAGATGGCGCGAACGAAGTCGAAAACCCATTCCTCGCTGCATTCACCGAAGGTCGGTGGGCGCCATTGTCCAATCTCTTCGTCCCACACCTTCGCCAGGTCCACCACCTTCAGCTCTTTGAAGATGGCCAGGGCTTGCTCTGCCTGGTCTCGGAAGATCGGCGGCGGAATGATGGACTTCCTCTGCACCAACCTTTCTTCCCAGTCGATGCATGCGGTCGTCCAGTCCATGCCTATACCTTTCTTCCGTTAGATGCCGCCAGCTTGGGGGGCGCAGCCGGTGCAAACCTGCTGGCCACCTTCTTGGCGGCATCCGCCTGCTGCTCCTTTTTGCCGCCCTCGCCCTTCTTGGCGAACTCGAAGGGCATCAGCGCCTTGGCGGCGTCAATCCGCAGCTTCGGCTCCAACTGGCCGTCGTTCATGGCCGCCAACAAGAAGGCCCGGGGGTCCTTGTGAGAAAGCGCCAGGCTCAAGTCGAAACTGCCGGGCGGCGGTTCAGCGCCAGCTGCTGCAGTCGGTGCCGCGCTGACCGCCTTAGCCTTGCGCTGTAGGTGCGCCAGCACATCCTTGTCCTTGGCCAGCCGCGATCCAGCCGCCGAAGCGGATGCCGCGCTGTACCCAGCGGCCAGCGCCGCCATCTTGTTCGACTTGCCCGCCAACAAGGCCTCGGCGAACAGCCGCTTCTTGCCTGTCAGCGCCATCGCAAACCCCTTCCAGTCTTTAACATCCCTTTAACATCTGGCACGCGTTAAAAATCGCGCAAACCCAGCAGTGGCGCGGCCTGCAGCCGTGTTAACGGGCAGGCCGGGCCTTTAACATCTTTTCCCACGGGGGAAATTTTCTGCGCGTGAGGAACAGGGCGGTCTGGAGGGACGACCCCCTCAAGGATCTGACCCCCCCCCTACCCCCTGGCCGCCCCGGCAATGCCTCTGGCTCGCGTCAGGCGGGCTCAGGCTGCGTCCGCGCCGAGCCGGGATAGCTCCAGGGACTGCAGCAGCTTCCGCACCTCCTGGACGCTCTGCTGGCATTCGATGGTCGCGCCGTGCATCGTCTCGATGTAGGACCGGATTCCGTGCCACTGGCTTGATGCTCCAGCCTCGCTCACCCGGACGATGCCATCAGGGTTGAGCAGGTGCTTGAGGCCATTGCGGTCTGTGACTTCGATCATTGCCTCCCCTCCTGCTGTTGGCGCTCCTGCCGCAGTAGGCGAGTGCCGGCGCCCATCGCCCAAGCCAGCAGAAGGCCGATGCCCATCAGCCAATGGCCGTACCAAACCATCGCCACCACCAGGCCGATGCTCAGCACGTTGTCCACAGCGAAGGGGAGCGCATAGGCTCGTTCGGGGAAAGGCTGGTCAATCCTGCCCACGTTGCACAGGTTGGCCAGCACCAGCACGCCGACCTGAAAGGCCAGCAGGTTGCCGGCGCCTTCAACACCATCGCCAACCCAGGCCCACAGCAGCCCGTACATGCTGGCGTACAGCGCAAGCTGAATAACTCCGCTCTTGAGTTTGCTCATGCTGTGGCACCTCAGTGCCGGGCCTCGATGCCCTGATGCGATGTGGTGGCGGCCGGCGCGGCGTGGGAGCCGGGCTGGTACTGCGAGGACGGCATGGCGTCCAGCTGGGTCTGCAGCAGCTTGCGCTTGATGTGCGTGCTCATCGGCAGGATCACCATGGGGTTGGGGATGGCGCTGGGGCTGATGGTGCGGTTGATCTCGGTGACCGCCGAGAACACATGGCCGCACTCGAAGTTGCGGCACTGGAAGATGGTCTCGCGGCTGGTGCTGGTCAGCTGCAGGCTGGTCCGGGTGTACGCATGCTCTTGGCAGTGGGGGCACATCATTCGCATAGGTCAGCACTCCTTGCGCTCGCGGCGCTCTGTGGAACACGTAGGGGCCGCGACATGCGGCACGACAACGGGGATCGGGGTTGCCTTGGTCGGTTTCGGTGCGGTCGGCGCGGGGCGCGGCGTCACAGGTGCCGGCCTGGCGGGCGGGGTCACGATCACAGGGCGCACCGGAATCACCACGACGGGCGCCGCCATGGCAGCGCCAGCAGCCAGCATCAGGGCCGCCACGAAAAGAACGGTCTTCATCTCTGCTGCTCCTCGCGTTGCTTGTCCCTGCTGTGGTGGGTGGCGCACAACGGTTGCCAATTGCTGCGCCGCCAGAACAGCGACTGATCCCCGCGATGCGGGGTGATGTGATCAACAACCGTTGCCGCTTCGACCCTGCCCTGCAGCTGGCACATCACGCACAGTGGGTGCTCGCGCAGGAACTGCTCACGGGCCTTCTGCCACTTGTAGCCATAGCCCCGCTGCGCTGCCGTCTGGTCGCTGGTGCGCCAGCTGCCGGCCTGGATGGTCTGCACGCGGCGGGTGTCGAGCACGGGTACAGAGCTTTTGAGCGTCTGGAGCCTGGCCATCAGCGGATCTCGCGGCCAATCTGGATGCGGAAATAGGGCTCACGCCCCAGCATGGAGAGCGTCAGGCCGGTGACCCAGTGGCCCAGCGAGATCAGGTACTCGGCCGGGCCCCACTTCGCGGCCACCATCGGCCCCTTGGCGTCCGTCTCGCCCACCCAGCACGGGATGCCGTACATCGCGCCATGGTTGGTGAAGCCCAGCGCCAGCGCCAGCGCCTGCCGCCTGGTCATGTAGTCGAGGAGTTGGGCGATGCGCTCTTTCATCTTCAGCCTTTCGCCACGCCCTCGGATTTGAGGGCGTTGAACTCATCGCGGCTCACCTTGCGCTCCACGATCTCGGAAGCCACGAAGCTGATGTCCAGGACGCCGGCCAACATGCCCACGCCGCGTGGCGTTTCGAGCTTCAGCAGCTGGCCGATGAGGTGCCCATTCACGAAGAGCAGGCGACGAACGCCATCGTGGAGGATCTCCACCTTCTGGCCCAAGTCAGGTGCCAGCACATGAGGCTGCGCCGGGATGATTCGCTCCATGGAATCTTCGAGATGGCGGTAAACAACGCCTTCGGCTTCTTCTGTCTGGGACATGTGGATCTCCTTGATGGTGGAACAGGAGCCGCCACGCAGGCCTTGCACCCCATGCGCAATGCATGCTTTGCCGGGTGCACCTGGTGGCGGCGGAAACGAAAAAGCCCCGCACAAGCGGAGCCTTGAATTGGTCGCCCCTTCGGACTTATGGCCAATGCCACAGGGGAAATGCCGTTCGCGAACTATCCAGCGCCGCTGCGCTTGCGGAGGAGTGCCCGCCCCATCAACCCACTCAGGGGCGGCCCCGGCTGGATCGGGGAGCCAACGAAAAAGCCCGCAAGGCGTGAACCGTGCGGGCTTGTGATCTGTAGGGGCGTGTTCCCCCATCGCTTCCATGTCTTGCCAGACTCACCGCCTGGGGACGTTTGTCAGGGTGAGCGCTGGCGGTTTTGTCTGCGCCTGCGCTCTAGGCACGCAGTATACCTCAGCCTTTGCCGGCCGCAACCGTCTTCAGCCCCTTCATCCGCTTGAGGGCTGCGATGGTGCCCGAGCGTGCGCGGTCCACATGGGCGGCGATGTGCCCGGAAATCAGCTGGCCCTCGGCTTCGTGCGGCACCTCGCGGGTGCCGAACCCCTTGCAGGTCTCGCAGATCGCCATCTCACCCAGCTTGACCCCGCCGCAGCCTGGGCACTTGCGGTCGCACCACCAGAGCAGCACGTCGGTCAGCTTGGCGCGGGCGTCCTTGATGCCCTGCGCCAGCACCCAGGGCAGAAAGCCAGCGTGCGCGTCCACCAGGCGGGTGTACTGCGGCAGGCCGCGCAGGATCTCCATGCGGCGCTCCATGTGCCAACGGCCCTCAGCCACGCGGGCGCCCACCATGTCGAGACGGCCCCGGCTCTTGCGGGGCATCTGTTCGGCAACGCGCTGCAGCTGCTCGTCGGTCAGTGGGCGCGGCTTCTCGCGGCGGTCCCATTCGCAGATCAGCTGCTGGACCAGCCGGCCCAGGCCAGCGGGCTGGATGCCGGCCGCGATCAGGTAGTCGGCGTCGCCGCGCTTCTCCAGATCGACGGACAGGTCGCTGCTGGTGCTGGCGCTGGTCAAGCGCTCTGCGACGGTGGGCCGCTCAGCGGCTGCGGGCTTGGTTGGTGCTTCGATGGTCATTCTTTTCCTCTGGTCAGTGCGAAATGGCGCCAGCGCGGCGCTCGTTGAGATAGGGGCGCAGTCGGCTCGCAGCGGCATCGCACTCCTCGCGCGAGCCAATGGCGATGGGCACGTAGTCCATACCGCGATCCGTCGCGCAGGCTTGGCGGTTTTGCTTCAGCATGTCCATGACAGGCTCTATATGCATTGCGCACTGGCTATGGCTCCACAGGAGAGCCCATTCGATGGTGGCAACTTGCTTTTGCTCAGTAGTCATCGGGATACCTCTTGGCTTTGCCCCTGCTGGGGGTGGTTTCGGAACGAATAAGGGATTCAGTGGATTCAGACCAGCGCTGAAACTTGCCTTCAAAGTGCAGCGCCAGCTCGCTCTGTCCTATATCGCGGCCCTTGATGGCCCGCACACCTTTGATGGATGGCTCGTCTATGCCTCCCTTGCGGTGATCCCAAAGAGCGAGAACGACATCGGCGTCTTCTTCAATGGCTCCGCATTCCTTCAAGTCAGCCAAAGTCGGCCGAGGGTCTGTGCGCTTTTCAACGTCACGATTCAACTGCGACAACAGCACCACGGTGAGGCCAAGCTTTCCAGCCATCTGTTTGAGGCTGCGCGTGATCTCCTGCAACTGCATGCGGCGGTCCTGTCGCTCGTTGCTGCCCTGCATGAGCTGCAGGTAGTCCACCACCAGGAATTTCAGGTCATGCTTGCGCACCATCTTTCTGGCCCCAGTCACGATTTCGACCAGGGTGGCTCCAGGGCGGAATTCCAGCAGCAGCTGCAAGTCTCCGAGTCGCCCTGCGGCCTCTGCGACCCGCCCCCAGTCGTCAGGACTGAGCTGACCAGTCTTCAGGCCACGCAAAGGAACCCGGCCGAGATTCGCCACAGTGCGACGGACCAGCTCCTTCTCGCTCATCTCCATGCCAACAAAGGCAGCCGTGTAGCCTTTGGCCGCTTGATTCAAGGCAAGCTGTTGCGCGAATGACGATTTGCCAACGGATGGGCGGGCCGCGATAACAACCAACTGCCCTGGATACCACCCGCCTGAGAGGATCTCGTCCAAGCCCGGAATGCCCGTCTCCCTGCCGAGTTCGACTTTCCCCTCGGCCAGGTCATCCAGTTCTTGGAGGAAGTCGGCGGCGAAATGCGCTATTGGCTGGGCCTCGCCTCCAATACGGTCTTCGACGGCTGCCTCAATTCGGCTGACAGCACGGGCGGCGCGCTGGTCTATCGTCAGCGTGAAATCATCGACATCTGCTTTCGCCTGGGTCGCTGCGAGAACCAGGCGGCGATACGCAGCGGCATTGGCGAGAATGGTTGCATGGCGCTTGATGCCATGGATGGAGCCGGCCTCCTGAGCCAGATTGCTGAGATAACCGAGATCGGTGCCGCCTTCCAGCTTCTTCATGACCACGATGGGATCAACGTCGTCGCCGGCCAGCACCATCGCTTCCATCGTTGACCAGAGCACCTGGTGCAGCGGGTGCTCAAAGCACTCCGCCCTCAAGAGCCCAGCAACCATGTCGTAGGCCGGCGCGCCATCGCGCATCAGTACGCCCAGCACGCTCTGCTCGGCCTGGAGATCCACGTCGAGAGGGCCTTCCCCTGGCTCCAGCAAGATTTCGCGGTCGATCATTGCCCAGCCTCCGCCCGATGGCTCGGCCAACTGCAGGTCAGGAGGGTTGCACCCTCGCGCAGCCGGTCGAACGTTCGTTCCCCGAGGATCGGCTTCATGTCCTTGGCCGTCAGGTTGGAGAGCACCACTGTCGGGCGGCCCAGCTTGTAGCGCATATCGATCACGTCGAACAGCTGCACCCGCTCAGCGTCCGAGCTGAACCCCGCGCCAATCTCGTCCAGGACAAGCAATCCCATACGACCCAAGCGATCAATCACCTGGATCTCTGTCTCAGCGTCCCCCGCGACGTTGCGCCCCCAGGTCGCGCGCAGGACGCGGATGATTTCCCGGGCGCTCAGAATGGCTGCAGAGGTGTCTCGCTCATGGATGAAGTGGGTGACCATGGCAGCGCCGAGGTGAGTCTTCCCCGCCCCCACGCCCCCCACCAGCCACAGGTTGCGCCCGCTCTCCAGGTCCACGGATTCAGCGAACGTTTTGCAGGCTTCCAGGACTTCGCGCTGGTCCGCCCGGTGAGCCGTGTAGCTGCTGAACGTTGCGCGCAGCATGCGCCCCTCCAGACCGCTCTCGGCAATGCGCTGTTCACGCCTCGCTGCGCCCTGCTGGGCTACATCGTCGGCCTGGGCTCTGGCATCCAGTGCCTGCAGCTCTACCTCCACGCAAGACCAGCAGCGGGTCCACTGCCCGGTTTTGGCCACGAAGCGGGAGACGTATTCGCCATGGGTCTCGCAGCACTCCAGGCGCGTTTCTTTCGTTTCAGGCATCGCCAAAGCCTCCAGCGTTCGCGTAGTAGTCCTCGGTGAATCCGCTGTGCTTTCCCTGAGTTGGGGCGCCTGGCCGTGAGTGCTGGCGCTGGCCTGCGGCGTGCTGGCATGTGGCCCTGAGGTACTCCCGGGCGTCCACCGGCTGAGCAGTCACGGCAGCGGCCACCGCGTCTCGGACCACGTCCTGGCCGTAGTCCTTGACCAGCTTCCCCATGAAGCTCCGGGCCTGTGCCTTCGGGCATCCACCCTGCTCCAGCACGGAGACTGCGGCATTCCACAGCTCTGCCTTGGCCATGTGCTCGGGGGTTTTCTCCTTCGGAGCACCGGCAGAAGGATCTGCAGGTCGAGGCAAAGGAGGGGCCGGAGGCGATCCGCCGCCGTCCGTAGCGTTAGCTACGGAATTAATAAGGTCTCCCTGTCCCTCTCCCTCTCCCTCTCCGTATCCCTGTCCCTCTCTTAGCCGAGACAGGTCCGGGACAGCATCAGGACTGTCCGAAACCTGTCCAGCGGACAGGTCATGGACAGCTTTGCGCAGGTCCGTAAGAGAAGCGTTCCAAGGCTTGTGAATTCCTGCGGACTTGAGGCGGTCAAACAACTGCGAGCGCTCTTCGCGCTCCACACGTTTGCGGTCACGTTCGTGCTCGTCACGCTTACGACGCTCCTGTTTGGAAGCCCATGCCTCCATGGCGCGCTCGCACACCACCGGGTGATACAAGCGCCCATCCGAGCATTTCACCCAGCCGCGCATTGCGTCGTCCCGGACCTTGGCCCATTTCGATGGGTCGCACATGGCGGCATCGGCCAGCACGTCGTCGTCGTCCTCCAAGCTTCCGGCTGGCACCTCATGCCAGGCCGAAGCCCACAGGTTCACCATGTAGAAGCCAAGCGCCGGATTCCTGCGCGCCTTTACCCATGCCTTCGACTTGCGCAACCGCCCCACCATCAGCGGCATGAACGGGAAATCTTGCAGATCGCAATCCGCAGGGGTCATCGGATCAGGTATCTCGCTCACGTAGCTTCCCTCGTCTCCAGCGCTTCGCGTTTGGTGCGGCGAATCGCACGGACCAGTGCCTCCGCATACTCGGGCCACAGCGAGACGCAATGCGTTGGTGTTTCAGGGTCGTCACAGCTTTGGCTGATGGCGATCTCGCCGAGCTCGTTGATGAAAACTCGGACTTCGTTCTGCTGCTTGATGGCCGTGATCATTTGTTTCTCCAGGAGCCCGCAGTCATCAGAACGGCACGCCATCTGGGTTGCTGTCTTCCGCGATCCATTGCGTCCTGAAGTAGCCAGCAGCAGGCAGCAGGCCGCCCTCAATCGCGGCCCCCATCTGCTCCACAACCTTCGGGGGGAGTTCGATCAAGTCCGATCCACCCCATAGGCACGCGATAACGAGCGACGCTCCACAGCGCGCCAGGTCAACAATCACGGCAGCCTCATATGAAGCGCGCGGCCCGCCACCTACGGGCATGATCACGATCACTGGCGCCTTGGACGGGGGGCGCTGGGGGTGCTTGATCCACACGTCATCAACTTTCGATGCGCCAGCAGCAGAAGGGCGCACCTCGCCACCAAACTGCAGCCACATGCTGTATTGGCCGCCATCGACGGCGCAGTACTCTCCGAGATGGACGGTCGTGCCGCCAGTCATCGGTCCTTGGAGGAAGCCTTCAGGCTTACTCGATGCTTGATTGCTTTCGGTCATGCTCACCTTTCATGCACCACTTGGAAAAAGGTGCCAACGGCCGGCAGGTGGTGGGTCTGCTTTGCGGGAGCTACCCTGGCCGTCGGCGAAAAGGGTCAGGGGACGGCCGGCGCGCGCTGGGGCTTGCCTGCGGTGTTCACGGCGCGGGCGGCCTGGCGCAGCTTGCGCAGCACCTCCTCGGCCTCGGCGATCTCGCGCTCGATCTGCGCCAGCTCGTTGTCCGAGATCACGCCGTCTTGCATGGCAGCGATCACAGCGCCCGTCACATGCGAGGTTTCCAGCACCAGCTTGGATATCTTGGTCATCGGGCTGGCAGCGCCAGCGACGGGCTCCTGTAGCACCTCGAAGCGGCCACCGCATTCGTGGGCCACGTAGGCCGCGTAGTCGTAGCAGTGGGGCATGCCTGCCTCGCGCAGCAGGCTGGCAATGGTCAGCGCATCGACGGCGCCGAGCTTGTGCGACGAGGCCCCGGAGAGCTCCTTGCGCAGAACCTCATCGGTCTTGCCGAGACGAACAGCCACGACAGCGCGGCCACCAGGGAAGTTATCTACGCCGCGGCGCAGTGCATCGAGAGCGCTCATATCCGGCTCCTGAAAAATTGGACGTGGACGGGAAAGAGGGGAAAGCCGAACATCGCGGCCATGCAAACAAACACCACACCAAAGGGAGTCGCCATGAACCTCAGCACACAGCCCTTCCACGCCAGCACCAGGACCAGCGTCAGCACCAACGTGAATCCGGACACCAGCGCTCGGGAGCAGACGTTGACGACGAGCCAGCTGGAGCTGTCTTGGAGAGCGGGGGAGCTGCACATCCGCTGCCGGGCGAGCCGGGTTGTGATGTGCGTGGATCGCGAGCTGGCGACAGCGCGCAGCGAGCGTGGGAGGCTCTGACGCGGTGGCATGGCTCAGGCCTCGGGGGGCTGTGCTGCTGGAGGGAGTGGCTGCAGGCCGTACAACTGGTCCATCGTCAGGATCAGTCCACGCTCTGCGGCGAAGGCGATCACACGCTTTGCCGCATCAGGCGGCAGCGTCTGGCCGCGCTCATAGTGGAAGATGTTCCCCTGCGTGCAGCCGATGCCTCGACCCAGGGCAAGCTGGGACAGGCCCAGGCGTTCGCGGATGGCTTTGATCGTGCTCATGCCGCAATACTAGCTGCGCTAGTCCACACCGTCAATAGATGCGCTAGTTGCGCTTCCCACTAGGCCTGCTATTTTTCGCGCGACATGGAAAAGTCCTCCAAATCCTCCAAGCTGACTCAGGAGAACTTCGAAGAGTCGGCCCGCCTGAAGACCCTGTACCAGGCAGCGCGCCACGGCCTCTCGCAAGAAGCCTTTGGCGCAAAGTACGACATCGGCAACCAGGGTGCCGTCTGGCAGTGCCTTAACGGCAAAGGCATGCCCATCAGCATGAAGGCGGCGATCGGCTTCGCTCGGGGGCTCGGCTGCGACATTGCTGACTTCAGCCCACGCTTGGCCGCCGAGGCTGCCGCTGCGGCTGCTGTCTCCCCTCAGGAGTCCTCGGAGGAGTCTGTGGCAGTCCGCCATATGGCCGTGAAGTTCTCAAACGGCTATGGCAGAGCTGTTTTCGATGAAGAGGAAAACCCCTCTCTCTTTTTCCGTCCAGATTTCATCCGAAAACTCGGGATGTATGTGAAAGACGCTGTACTTGTGGACGCTGACGGTGACAGCAATTACCCAGTTATCCACAGCGGAGGTGTGGTACTGGTGGATAGAGGGGCTACAGAAATTCAGGATGGCAAGCTCTATGCATTCAGGTGCGGCGGCGAGCTTCTGATCAAGAAGCTCACGCGGCTCCCTGATGGCTCCATATTGGCAATCTCAGAGAACTCCGCATATCCACCCCGAATCCTTCGTGAAGACGAGGACTTCGAGATCATTGGTCGCACAAGATGGACTTGCCACTCAATTTAAAGGAGCGGGAATGACGAAGGTTCTGATTGCGGCAGCAGCGCTCGCCCTGCTCACGAGTTGCTCTCCTGAGTCGGCCAGCAAGCCGTATACCGGGCGGTTCAAGGTGGACTCTGAGACGGTGTACGTCGCGCTTGATATGCCCTCTTCTATCGGCGGCGCATGCTCAGGCTGGAACACCGTCGAGATTCGGAAGGCAGGCCAGCCCTCTGGCGGAGTTGCCAACGTGGTGTGTTGGAAGCGGAACGGCGCTGAAATCACCTTGACAGGCCGCGACGGCAAGCAGCAGAGCTCTGCGCCAGCAGCAGCGTGGAGCGACTGACACGCATACTTTGCTCCAAGCGATTCTTCTCTTTGGAAGCGTAAGGCAACTGAATTCGATCAGGTGATATTAGATTTTAAATATTATGGAGGACTAATGGATCGACGCACATTTTCTACATTTATCACTGTAGCCAGCTTTGGCGCTAGTGCTCTTGCCGCCCAGAACTACAAGGACCGAGTTGCGCACATAATAAACCTATCGCCTAATATTGAGATAACGGGGATGTCATTTGCGAATCGTGATGATTCGCGCCGCGAGCAATTTGTTGTCGATGCCTCATGGAAGAACATTGGACAACAGCCAGTGATTGCCTTCGAGCTAGTAATCCTGAAATATGACCCTTTCAACAACCGGAGGCTCGGCAGTAGATGGGTGGTCAACGGGAAAAACAGCATCGACTGGACGCCACTGGCGCCTGGAGACTTCGGCAACGATGGGATCATCAGCTATACGGAGGAAGACGTCTTCACGGCCATCGCCTACGTCCGTAGTGCTCGCCTTGCTGACGGTACCGTGTGGAGGGTGAACGAGCAGGACCTGCTAAAGGAACTCAAGAAGACAGCTCCAAAGATTTCAGACTTTGGCTCCTTGAAGCCCGACCCCAAGGAGCCGGCGAAGAAGGATTGACAGTCGTTCCGACCGCACATTTCAGCGCCCCTCGCCAAGCCCCGCACGACGGGGCTTTTTTGCGCCTGACAGAAAACTCTCAAAAACTAGCGCAACTATTGACAACATAAACTAGCGCATCTAGTATCCACCTCAACGCAACACAACGCACCAAGACCTCGGCAAGCGATACGAAGCCGGTAAGCCCAACAGGATGCAGAGGGCAGGTCCAGGGATGAAATCCCGCCAGTGAGGTGTTGCGAAGGGGTGCCACTGGCATCCATTCCTCAACCTGTTGGAGTGAACGATGACCAGCACCGCGCAACAAGTCCTGCAAGCACCCGTGCTCAGCAAAGCCCAGGCCGTGTACCTGCGCATTGCAACGGATGACTGCGAGGCAGCCGCACACCTACTTGCAATGTTCCGGCGCCGCAAGGCCGGCCCCGTGCGCGAAGCGCTGTGGAGCGGCCACTACGAGTTGAAGAAGAAGGCAGAGGATGGAGTCGAGGCGCTGCGCTATCACGGCGGCCTGCTCTTCTTCGGCCAGAAGGCAGCGATTGCGGCCAGTCAAGGCGTCCAGGCATGAAGCTCGATCGCTCCCACGACAACATGGAGTCCGTGGCTACCCGCGCCTCCAAAGATCTTCGTGATGCCATCCAGCAACGCCAGACCGAGGCTCTGCTGCAGGTTCGCCTTGACGCACGCCACGGCTACGTTCGCCTCTCCGAGGGCTGGATCCAGCACATCTGCCGCGAGAACGGCCTGAAGCCTGGTCAGGTTCGGGCCGCATGGCGCCAGGGCCGAGAACTGCGCGCCAATGGCGTTCCGTGCATGTGCTCGCACTGCGGCTTTGGCGGCAATGGCCAGATTGAAGACCGCGAGCTTGTGCGCCAGGCATATGCCGCAGGCCGTCGTGAGCAACTCATCGCAGCTGGCGTGCCGCCCGAGGTGCGCGAGCAAACCATCCAGGCCGAGATCGACGCGGGCGCCGCGTTCCAGGCCCTCCCCATCACCATCAAGAGGAGCACTCCATGAGCCAAGCCGCATGCCTGTTTCGTCTCGTCGCCATGCGCCGCCGCGCTGGCGGAAGCCTTCCCCAAGCCATGGTCTGGGCCCTGGGCCTGCTGTGGCGCAACCACTTGGCGAGCAAGCGACGCCAACCTGCGGAACGCCGCACCGAGGTTGAGCGCGCCGCCCGCCAACGCCTGTAACCCATCAGCGAGCTCAACATGCAAGACAACCAGGCATTCCGCGCCCTCTTCACGCTGCCGCCCGTGCAGACCAGCGCCAGCACAGCACTCTCCATCCCGGAGACGCCTGCCCCCAAGAACGAGACCGGCGACCGCGAGCTGGATGCAGTCCTCTGGCTGCGCGACTGCATCAAGACCGCTCATCCGGTGTTGATCGACAAGGCGCTGCTGGCCTTCAAGCAGATCAAGACCCCGGCGAAGGACCTCGAAGACAGGTACAGCAAATATGTGGCCCGCGTGTCCAATGGCCACTTCGCGGCCGTGCTGATGACCTTCGGCTTTGCCAATCTGGAGTCGCTGGCCAAGTCCACGATGGAGCGACAGGCACGCAAGGATGAAGCCCTGTCCCGCTTCGGCTCCATTGATGGCCTGTTCGCCCTGACGCCTGCGGAAACCGCGTGTAAGGCCGCCCTGAAGGGCCTGCGCAAGAACAAAGATGCGCTCTGGGGCTACGACCACGCGAGAGCAGATGCTAGGTTCATGAAGCACCCAGAACTGGTGCCGTCAACGCTCGCCGATTGCCTTCACGCCAGTGAGTACGAGCGGTCCCTTTACTGGCTGCGCCAAGCCAGCGTGGACATAGCCGGCGACCACTGGCCCGAATTCCAGGAGCACGTTGATTTTTGCTTTCGCCAGCTCGCGCGGATCGCGCCGCGCACCATGGGCGAGGCCCTGGCCGTATTCGAGTACATGGAGGAGCACGACGCCACCGACCGCGCCGAAGGGCCGGCAATCATCCGCAACCTGATCGCTGGGGGATGGGCATGAGGGCCACGCCGGCAAGGGCATGTTTCAGAACTGAACCATCTCATGCAGAGGTGGCTATGGGGTCACGACTTTGGAGAGGAAGCAGGATCCTCAGCCTGTCCAAGCTCTACTGCATCGGCCATCTTGAGGAGCTCCCCCATCAGCGTGTGGATGGCCATTTCATAGGTGATCCCACGGGACTGAGCAAATCGCTGGATGCGAGCGTACTGCTCATCCGTCAACTCAAGGGCGATGAACTCCTTGCGAGACTTCGGATGCTCGGGAACAAGATCACCAGCGTCTGGGCTGCCGTCGCCGTACGCCAGCCACTCAAAACGCACGGCAAGGGCTTTGGCCAGCTTCGCTGTCACTTCAGTACGAGGCTTGCTTCGACCCTGCTCGTACCGAGAAATCTGCGCAGCAGCAACGCCACTGACCTCGGCCAAGTCAGCCTGAGACCAGCCATGGCCGGAGCGCGCCTTGATGAGACGCTGTGGAAGTTCGCTGTCCATTTTTTAAAAATTAGTCACGAACAGTATTGACAAGTAGCGAACGGTATTTAAACTACTCTTCATGACTGTTCAGTATCAATCACAACCAAGCTTAATTCTATGTCGAAAGCCAAACAGAAGACCCCCATCCAGTTCAGGCCGACGGATGACCTTGAGGACTACCTCCGGGCAAAAGCGAAGGAGGCATTCCGCAGCATCAACCAGGAGATCCTGTTCCGTCTCGAACTGAGCCGGCGTGCAGATCAGCAACCCGAAACGAAAGGAGCCTCGCAGTGAACGACATCCTCAACATGAACGCGACGTTCTTCCTTGACGAAGACGCGCAGCAGTCTGGCCACGAGATCGCCGTGGACAGCTGGATGAGCAGAGCCAACGGCGTGAGCGTGGAGGATGCGGCCAAGGGCCTGACCTCCGAACTGATGGCGATGGGCGCGACGGAGGGCGGCACCGCCCAGGCGTCCGGCATCTATGGCGCCCTCAAGGTGCTCATCGAGATGGCCGGCATCCCCACGATCACCGACGGAGCAGCAGCATGAGCCTCGCCACCCTCGCCGAGATCGGCATCAAGGCCTTGCGCCTGCAGGAAGCGATCGACAAGCGTCGGTCCGCGCGCCTTTCGCTGAGCGACGCGTACTCGGCATACCGCAGCCGCTACGGCAACGGCGCGTACTTCGACAAGACCAGCGACCGCTACGCCTTGATGATGGTCGCCACAAAGAGAGAGCACTCGGTTCTCTGCTGCGCGCAGCTGGACTTGGAGTCCGCGCGCCGCAGCCTGGAACGAGCTTGCAAGCGAGCCCAGAAAGAGCTGAAAGCCGGCGCCAGCGCCGAAGCAGCAGTCCGTCGAATCATGGAGAAAGCAGCATGAGCAACATCGTCAACATCCAGATCCAAGACCGCCAGGTGGGCGACGAACTGGTCCAAACCTGCAATGGTCGAGAAATCCATGCCGAACTCGGGGTGGCAAAGGACTACACGAGTTGGGTCAAAGCTCAGCTCAAACGAGGGCGCTTCATCGAGAACAGGGACTATTTAATTTTCACCCAAAAGGGTGAAAATTCCAGCCGCGGTCGCCCTACCTCCGAATATCACTTCACCCTGGAAGCTGCGAAGCACATCGGCATGATGAGCGGCACCGATCGTGGGCATGACGTGCGGGAGTACTTCATGGCATGTGAGCGAATTGCCAAGGGCCTCAAGCCCTCCCCTCAACTCCCCTACACAGTCGGGCGCTCGGACACCCTGACCGGCGAAGAACAGAGCGAACTGCGCTCCATGCTCACGGACGCTGCTGAAGCTCTGCCGCTCAAGCAACGTGCAGCCTTCCTCAAACAGGGCTGGAGCAAGCTCAAGGCCCATTTCAAGGTTGGCTACCGCGAGATCCCGCGCCACGAGTTCACAGAAGCACTGGCTATTGCCGGCCGCCACATTGCTGAGTACAGCGCCCCCGCCCTGGTCGCCCCGTCGGCCACAGACAAGGCGCTGCTCCAGGCAATTGACAGCGTGCAGGTGATGGCCGCATCCGTCGCCGATCTGTCCGCCGCAGTGCTGTCGCTCAGTGGTCAGCGCCAGCAGCGAAACCCGCAACATGCGCCCTCTTCCCATCAGCCGGTGCTGCTGTGAAGAACGCACTTCAATCAGTGGTGCGCGCCATTTATTACCGCCCACCTGAGCGGGGCAAAGTGGCCCCACAAAAAGGCGAAGCCGGACAAGCGCCAACCTGTCCGGCCTCTAGTGAGGAAGCTCAGCGCCAACCGAGCAAACCTCGTGACCCGAAACCCTTCTCACAAGGAAACGAATCATGTCGAATGATGCCACGTTAGCGCCCGCTCGCAAAACCGAAACCCCGCGAGAGGCTCAGAAGCCGGCGCCAGAAAGCCGCTCGGACGTTGCCACCACCGAGGCCGATGCCCTGGCTCGAAAAGCGGCTGCATCGCTGTTCTACGCGGTGCTGAATACCACGCACTGCGGCGCTGAAGAACGCTATCGGTGCCCACACATGGGCCGTGCCGGCGTGCTCCTGGGGCACCTGGAGGAGCCAGGCGTCTATGAAGTGGACGACGTAAAGGGCCTGGACGCCAGCAGCATGGCGGACATGCTCAGCCACATCAACAACACTCTGGAGCTCGCCCGGGAGCAGTTCAACCCCGACGCCTGCGTCTCGGCTGGCGAAGCCGTCTACGTCTCGATATTGATCGAACACGCAGAGGACTTTTCTGGGCGGCTTTGCGTGGCCTACGCAAACAGCAAGCAAGACCTCGGCGAGTTGCGGGCCATGACGACCTACGCGGGCGCCAGGCCGTACCAGACACGCCCAATCCCGCCTATCCGCAGGGCGCCAGAAGCGGCGCAGGAGGTGGGGGTCACGTACTCGCGCGCGCAGCTGGCTGCGGTCCTGGAAGTCGTCGCGGGCAATATGGCCACGCTGGGCAGCATCCTTGCAATGGCCTTGACGAGCGATGGCGAGTGGGAGCGGAGCAACCTGATCAGTGCAGCTCAGTCCATCACCACAAGCGTCGGCAGCGTGGCAGATCATGCCGTGGGCGACTCTGTGATCGGAGACATTGGCCGCTGGCACGGTGGCCCCAACTTCCACGACCTGGGAGACCAAGCATGAACGCCGTTGCCGAAAAGCCTAAGGCCCGCCGCAAGGCCGGCGCGGTCGCATCATCGCCCACAGCAACGCCTGCAGTCCATGCGCCCGCGCCCACCTTCGAGGAAAGCCGCGCGCTGTTCCGGATGGCCTCCCAAGCCCTGCATGAAGCGAGCAGGACCGATGAGCCCCATGGATTCAGCGTCGAATCAGACCGCCTGCTCCGGATTGGATCTGGCATAGCGCTGCAGGCATCGACGGCGAACAAGGAGGAGCACGAGTCTGCAGCCTATGACGTTGCGGCGTGCATCAATGCCGCACGTCTCGTCCCGGGCGACACAGAATCGACTGCTCGCACGGCGTTCATAGCCACGGCAGCGGCCGCGCTTGGCCAGGTCACGGGCGATACGCCCGAACAGATCGTCTTCACCGATGTGAAACGCCCCAAGAAGCGCGGAAGGTGCTCCGTCACACCGACGGAAAAGGAGATAGAAGACACGCATTTTGATGCGATGTGCTGGATGGGATGTGCGAAGGCTGTCCTTGAGTTCTATGCCGAGCATTCGGACAGCGACCTGCTATTCGGCATCAGCGATTTGGTGGCCATGTACTACCAAAAATCCGAAGCGGAAGGTGATGCAATGGGGCCTGGCACAAGAGGCGACCTGATCGCTGGGCCGCCGCCCAATCTGAGCGCGAAGATTGCCGCCGCACTTGAGGTTGTCCACAAGGCGAACGACGACGACATCATGCTGCACTCAGCCGCCTACCTCCTAGAGCGGGCGATGCACATAGCTGGCGGGGAGCTGCTGGACGCATCGGGAGATGCGTGATGCCTGAGCAAACTGAAGTCTTCCCCGGCGTGCAGCGCCATGTGGAGTACCGCATGGCCGTCTACGTGGGCCAGGCCCAGGCCCTGATTGCGGCTGGCCTGGTCACCCGACAGCAGCTGCCGGGCCAGGCCGGCAACGGCCGAGGCATGTGCACCTACGACGCCGACGGCAGCAAGGTGCACCGAGGCTGCTCACGCAGCGCCAGCGCTGGCCGCAAGTACATCGTGGCCAAGCGTTGCGCCGAGGGCCTGCAGATCGAGGTCCGGCTGGTCCTCAGCCCCGAGCGCCTGGAGGCCATCGATGCGCAGCGCGTGCGCGCCTCAGTCTGCTGGCCATTCCCTGTTGTCGTCGGCCACATCCCCAACACCCCCACGCGCCAAGCACTGCTGCGCGCCCGATAGGAACACCATGACCAATACCGAGAAACAGACCGAGGCGCTGCGCCTGGCCGACTGCCTGGAGCGCGACATCCGCCTGGAGTGGATGGAGATCGATCACAACACGGCCGCGGCTGCTGAGCTGCGCCGCCTGGACGCAGAGAACAAGGCCCTGCGGGAGCGGATGGAGGCGCCTGCAGTGGACGCAACGGCCGAGCGCGACGCGGCTTTCGAAGCGGTCCGCAAGCGGCTGTGCGGTCTGCAGCGCTACTCGTTCGTGCTGGACGACGACGGCGTAGTGCGGCGGACACAGGACCGGACGGGGAACTGGATCGAATTTGATGCCGCCCACGAACTGTTCGACCCCGTTGCTGTGGACGCAGCCATCGCAGCTCAGACCAAGGAAGAGGACGGCCAGTCATGACATACCGTCCAAATCCCGAGAGCCTGGCCGCCCGCGTGCTTGGCTACCTCGCGCTGCGTCCCGGCGCCAGCCTCACCCTGGCCGAAGTGGCCGCCAAGTTCGTGGAGCCCGAGGACGGGCGCAACATCCACACTCAGCTCATGATCGCGTGCGATCACGACATGCTGATCTACGACCCGGAACAGGACAGCTACTGCAAGGGGTCGGTGGACGTGCCATCCGCCTTCGAGAAGACGGCGGACGACGAGCAGGCCTCGCTGCTGGTGAAGGCCCTGGACGAGCAAGCCGCACCGGAACCGCCCAAGCCCGCGCCGAAGCGCAAGGCAGCCAGCGCCACCACCAAGCCTCGGCGCCAGGAGGCCGGAGCACCAGGCAGCCTGGAGCGCATGGCTAGGCAGGCCGGCCTCTGGGTGCCGCTGTCCGGCGCCAAAAAGGAGACTGCCCTGCAGCGCCTGCAGGCCTTCGCGACGCTCATCGAGCGCTCGGTGCTGCAGCGCCTGCAGGCTGAGCAACAACCGGCAGGAGGGCCAGCAGCATGACCAGGTGGGTAACGCTACAGAAGGCATCGGAGCTGACCGGACTGCCGACAACGTTTTTTGACGAAAGGACGGGAAGGTCTGGCCGCTGGCCCGAGGGGCAGGTATGGAAGTGGTTCGAAGGCCGAAAGCTGATCGACAGCGAAGCCCTCGACACGTTCATTGACCAGGCGGAATGCGCGCCCAGCACGCGCGGACGGAAGAAGGCGGTGCATGCATGCCCGGCGTGATCATCCGCAAGAACGCCATCCAGATCGATCTTCGGGCACAAGGGTACGGCAAGGAGCCTCTTGCACTGTCGCCCACGCCCGTCAACGTTCGGTATGCCGAGCGGCTGCGCGCGGAGATCCTGGGGAAGATCGAGCGTGGCACGTTCGTGGTGGCTGAATACTTCCCGACAAGCCCGCGCGCCGAAAAAGCGCCTGAGCAAGAGCCAGAGAGCTTGGCAGGCCCAACGCTGGGCGATGTGTTTGAGGAATGGCTGAAGGTGAAGCGGCCCGAGGTGCAGCACAGCACCTCGCACCACTACCAACAGACCCTCGACAGCTACCACTTTGACACGGTGCGCAAAACGCCGGCCGCCGAGTTCACGTTCCGTGAGCTCAAGCTGCTGATGGCGGTCCTGCCGGACAACCCGAAGACGTTCAACAATGTGGCGAGCGTCTTCAGCATGGCTCTGGAGTACGGGCACAACGCCAAGTTCATCGCCGAGCCGCTGCACCTGCAGGTGACGATGCGCAAGCACCAGAAGCCCGGCCCGGACCCGTTCACCCTGGACGAGGTCGAGCACCTGCTGTCCAAGTTTCGCAGCGACAGGGCGCGGGACTACTACGAGTTCGCATTCTTCACCGGCCTGCGCCCTTCTGAGATGCTGGCCCTGAAATGGCCGAACGTCGATCTGCGCTCTGGCTCGGTGCTCGTGGATGCTGCGCTGACCCGTGGCAAGGTGAAGGGCACGAAGACCTCGGCTGCGCGCGAGCTGGAGCTGACCAGCCGAGCACTGCGGGTGCTGGAGCGCCAGCGCAAGGTAACGCAGTTGGCTGGAGGGGTGGTGTTCGTGGGGGAAACTGGCGAGGCTTTCAAGTCCACAGACGAACCGCTGCGCACCTGGTGGAAGCCGGCGATGAAGGTGTCTGGCATCCGGCACCGCGACGCCAGGCAGACGCGCCACACGTTCGCCACCGTTTGCCTCATGGCAGGCATTAAGCCGGCATGGGCAGCCCGCCAGATGGGTCATTCGGTGGAGATGTTCTATCGGGTCTACAGCCGGTGGATCGACCACGCCGACAAGGGGGCCGAGCGCCGGAAATTGGACGGTTACATATCCGCCGAAGCCGGGGACATGAAGACCGATTTAGGCTGATTTAGATGTGGTTTTGTGGTCGAAAACTGTATAGATAATCAGTTTTTTTCGGCCTATTTCTACCATCATCAGGTTCGATTCCTGTCGGAGGGACCATCAGATGGTTTTTGCATTAATCATTTGCGCGCACTGTAAATGGTCTGGTGACATACCGGGGACATGAACAGTGCAGAAACGACAAGAGCCCCTCGACACCGGATAGGGTGTTGAGGGGCTTTTTTGCATCGCACACCGTCATAGATCGCGATTCGCCCCGCTCCCGTTCGGGGCGATCGTCCAGAGCCAGTCCTATGTACGGAACCGATAGCACAGGCTGACGAGCTGCTGCAGCCTCGGCGCACCCATCAAGCACGCGGACTGAGTCGCTTGCGGTTTGGCATGAATTGGATGGAGCCTTTGCCCGACTGCCGCAGCATGGAGACTCAATGGCCGCAGGACCCTGCACCTGCAGCAAAAACACAACAACTGGGGGACTCTCTCCTACCCCAGCCCCCCCTGATGACGCGCCTGGTAACGCGATCTGCTCAGACTTGCTCAGATTCATAATGTTTCTTTTTGTTCTAATTTGTAGCAAAAGTCTCACTATGAGACCAAGGCCCAAACCTCCGGTCTAAGCAGGTCTTCTTTCCAGCCTCCCCAATCCTCAAGGCGTGCATTGCAAGCTTTCAGGGGTTTTCCTCAAAGGTGTCCACACATGATTCAGCGCCGTTCTTTGCAGCACGTCCTCGCCGCCGCTTCGCTCTCACTCATTGCCTGTGCCGTAAGCGCCGCCGATTACGCCTATATTCCCAATTCAAACAGCAGAACAATTTCGGTCATCAATACCGCGACTGGAGAACTCGCCACCACATTAAGTCCAGCAAGCATGGACGCAACGTTAAATGATTACATCTACACTCTTGCATTGCGACCAGGCGCCAGCAATGAGTCATGGTTCGGGCAATATCTATCAAACAACAAACTAGGCGTCATTGACACGACAAACAACACACTGAAGACAGTAATCAATGGTACTGGAGGCTCTGTAGCCATAACTTTTTCTTTAAATGGCGCAATAGCTTATGTCAGTGACCACTCCGGTCAAAAGCTGCATGTCATTGACGCCACCACAAAACAGATAACGAACAGCCTGAGCACCGGATGCCAGACCATCGCCTCTGCACTAAGCGCTGATGGCGCATCGCTTTACGTACGGTGCGATTCTGGGGTAATCCAAAAACTGGACACAGCAACTAACACGTTGTCCACGTTCCCAAATACCACCACTAATGGTTATGGGTTAGCTTATGACCCCACAGGCAGCGGAAAGCTTTACGCTTCCAACAATTCAGCCCCAATTGTTTATCTGCTTAACTTATCGGATAATTCGGTTACTCAGATACCAATAACTGGACTTCAAGGTGCCGCTAGTAAAGTCGCAGTACGCAAAAATGGCAGCAAGCTGTATGTCGGAGGAGGAAATAATGTACTCCACATCGTTGACACTGCTAACACCTCAACGCAAACCTCGATCACACTGAACGGTCCAGCATCTACCATTACAGGGCTTGGTATCTCGGCAAACGATGCGGCGTTGTATGCCATTACATCGAATGGCACAGTCCATGTCATTGATGTCGCCACCGATACGGAAACCAAGACGATATCTGCTGCAGCCGGCGCCTCTTCTTTCTGGATCTGGGGTGACTTCCTCGGCAACGTCGTCGCCAGTGCCACGCCGGGTGGACCCTCGGTGGCATCGATTGCCCCGCAGGGCACACCATCAGCCAGCGCCACAAGCATCAATTTCGCAGTGACCTTCAGCGAAGCGGTCAACGGAGTTGATGGCACCGATTTCGCGCTGACCACTACAGGCACCGCCACCGGCACGATGGGCACGCCATCCAGTGCCGACAACGGCATCACATGGACTGTACCCGTCACTGCCATCAGCGGCACGGGCAGCCTGCGCCTGGACCTCAACAGCAGCGGCACCGGCATCGAGAGCACCGCAGCAGCCAAGCCCATTGCAGGGGGCTTCGCGACAGGAACCGTGCACAACGTTGATGTACAGGTGCCAGTCGCTGGCGCTTGTGGCACGGCGGCGGGCCAAGCCACGGCACTGGCCCCTGCAGCGGGCCTGTGCAGCGCGGGCACGGCTACGGCGATCTCCAGCGCCAGTGGCAAATACACCTGGCAGTGCCAGGGCTTGAACGGCGGCAGCGCCAACAGCTGCGAAGCCCCCTGGTCCACCGCTGGAGGCAGCAAGGCAATGGTCGCACTGCAGACAGCCAACGGTTGGCAGGTGAGCAACGCCAGCTTCAGCACCACGCCACCCGCGACCGCTCCGCAAGGCGTGACTTTCCCCTCTGGACTGCTCTCGCTGAATCTCAGCAGCGGCAACCTGGGCAGCGATGCAACCGTCACCCTGAACTTCAGCACACCGGTGCCTGCAGGCGCGGTATACATGAAGTACGGCCCCAGCCCTGATGGTTTCAACTGCCAAGGCGCAGCATGTGCTCAACCACACTGGTACCAACTGCCTGCCAACCGTGCTGTGCTGGCATCGGACCGGCTGAGCGCCACGTTGACGTTGACCGACGGCGGGCTCGGCGACAACGACGGCATAGCCAACCAATCCATCCAGGATCCGGGAGGCTTTGCACTGCTGGCAGCACCCGCCAGCACTGCGGCGATTCCCACCCTGTCTGAATGGGGCATCATCGCGCTGTCGTCCCTTCTGGCCATGTTCGGCATCGCAAGAATGCGCCGCCGCCAGGGCTGA